GAGTTTGTCAGAACAATCTGGGATAAGCCTGATTTGACTAATGATGAGTTAAATTTGTATATTACTGTCTGCACAAACTATGTTAGACAGAAACATATTCAACAAAGAATAGACAGGCTCAACACAATGCTCAACGACACTGATAATGAGCGTGATATGACATTGCGTCTTACTGAGCTTATAAAGGTCACCAGCGAGGAGCTGAACCAATGTGAGAAGAGAATCGAATCTTTGACTAAAGACCTCAACGGAAGCCGTCAGGCGCGTTTAAAGGCAAGAGGAGAGCAGAACGGGAGTATCGCTGCGTTAGTTGAAGCATTCCAAGAAAAGGAAGAGCGTGATCGTATGATCATGATGGCAGAGATGCAGAACAAGCTGATCGAGGAAGAAGCTGACCGTCTTGAGTCTATGGACGAATACAAAGCTCGTATTTTGGGAATATCTAAAAAGGAGATGCTGTAATGGAGTTTACTTGTTTAGAATGTGGCAAACAGTTTGATAACAAGCGTAGTTTCCACGCACACCTAAAAGCACACGCACTTACCATAGGTGATTACTATGTTAAGCATTACAACAAGAAGGATTTATATACTGGTGAAAAACTTGCTTTCAAATCTTATGATAGGTATTTTAGGGATGACTTTAATAGTCACCGTAATTTTAAGCTCTGGATTGACGAGTCTCCAAGAGAGGATGTCAAAACATACATACAAGCAAAAGCGCAAGAAAAGTTCGAGCTAAAAGAAATAAAGGTATCGCCCCCTAACCTTTATTATGATTTGTGCAATATGGCTAACATAGCTGACTACAAGAAGATTTGGGGTTCTTATTCTAGTTTTTTGGAAGACATTGGAGTAGAGAATTACTTTAAGTCAAATCTACCAAAAGATTTCTGGAAGTATGATTATTCTACCATTCCTCTGTTTACAGACACTAGAGAGAAGACTCCTCTCAAGTTTAAGGACTCTGTTACCAATAAGTTAGACTTTGGCGATTATACAGCCAGAGGTGACCTCTATACAAAAACATTTGTTGACCGCAAGTCACAGGATGACTTCAGGCAGACCTTTGGCAAGGACATCGAGAGGTTTAGGAGAGAGATGGACCGTTGTGTTCAATTTGGGTCATATATGTTTGTTGTAGCAGAGACAACCATAGACAAACTAGAAACAGACAACAAGACTTCCAAGTTTAAGTCTAATCTTGGTTATCTATGGCACAACATAAGAAGTTTAATTATAGACTACCCCGAAAACATACAAATCATATTTGCACATAACAGATCGGGTGCGAAGAAGATTATACCGCGAATCTTATATCATGGTGATAAGCTTTGGAATGTAGATCTACAATATTTTATTAACGATAGAACAAATGTCTTGGACAAAAGGAAAACAAGGATATCGTCTTGAGCATTCTTCTCAAGAGCTTAACAATTTTCTAAAAGAGATTGATGGCGGTATCAAAGAAGAAGAAGCGAAGTATTTGCTATACAAATTCTTACGCAACAACATAGCATTTACTTCTGAGCTATTCTTAGGAGTTAAGCTATTCCCTTTTCAGGCGATGGCTATCAAGGGCATGATGGTCTCAGACTATTCTATGTTCGTTTTCTCGCGTGGTATGTCTAAGACGTTCTCTACCGCGATCTACGTCCTACTAGAGTGTCTACTCAATCCTAATTCAAACATAGGTGTTATTGCGGGGACATTTAGGCAATCAAAACAAATTTTCCAAAAGATGGAAGATATAATCAGTAAACCTGAAGCTAGTCTAATTAAAGAGTGTGGATTTAAAATAACCAAGGGAACTGACCAATGGACATTAACTTTAGGTAGAGCTAGAGCGATAGCCCTTCCGTTAGCTAATGGTGAAAGGCTTCGTGGATTTCGATTTAATAGGATTGTGTTGGATGAGTTCTTAACCATACCTGAAAAAATATTTAATGAAGTTATCATACCATTTTTGGGTGTGGTAGAGAATCCCATCGAGAGGGAGGAACTATACAATTTAGAATCCAGACTAATCGACAAAGGCGAGATGACAGAAGAGGATAGGTATATCTGGCCTAATAATAAACTTATTATTCTTTCATCTCCATCATTTAAGTTTGAGTATATGTATAAGTTATATAAAAAATATGAAGAGCTAATACAAGGAGAGGTGGTGCAAAAAAAAGAGCATGAGGAGAACGAAGAGGACAATCTCAAAGATGATGCTTATAGACTAATAATGCAGCTTAGTTATGACTGCGCCCCATCAAGACTATATGATCAAAACCTGCTTAAACAAGCGAAGGCTACAATGAGCGAGATGCAGTTCAAGCGTGAGTTTGGAGCACAATTTATTGATGAGAGTGATGGCTACTTTAGATTATCAAAGATGGCGGCTTGCACGATACCTGATGGGGAACTTCCAGCAGTGGAGGTGGTGGGCAATCCTAGTGATGAATATTTGTTATCGTTTGACCCCAACTGGGCGGGTAACACAAGTGCTGATCATTTTGCGATGCACGTTTTTAAATTAGACAGAGATACTCAAAAGATCTGCTTAGTTCATAGCTATGCTATAGCTGGTGTTTCTCTAAAGCACCACATGGAGTATTTCTTGTATCTAATAGAATATTTTAATATTGTGGGTATATGCGGTGACTATAACGGAGGAGTCCAGTTTATAAACTCTTGTAACGAAAGCGCACTATTCAAATCCAAAAATGTTAAGATAGGAGTCGTAGAAGTTGATTTAGAAAAACCAGAAAACTGGCACTCGGATATTATCTCATTTAAGAATCAATATAACGTAAGAGAAAAAAATTACTGTATACTTAGAAAACCTACATCTAACTGGATTAGAAACGGTAATGAGATGTTACAAGCGGCAATAGACCATAGAAGAATCTTGTTTGCTTCTAGAGCGATAGACTCTCACTTTGATGAGCAGAGGAAAAAGAATATACCTATTGATAAATTGAAATGGGATATCAAGGCACCCAAAGCTTCTAAGGGTGCGATGATGATAGATCTTATTGATCATCAAAAGTATGTAGTTGAACTTACAAAGTCAGAATGTGCTAACATCGAGGTCATAGCTAACCCACAAGGCTCTCAGTCATTTAACTTGCCTCAAAATCTTAGAAGACAGAAAGGCCCCAATAGAGCTAGAAAAGACTCTTATTCTGCTTTGGTTTTAGGCAATTGGTATGCGAAAGTATTCTTTGATGCGGAAAACGCCTCTGTAGAAGAAAAACCCCAAGGAACATTTATTCCATTTGCGATTTGAAAAGTTTAAAAGTTACTTTTATAACTTTAGTGTAAACTTTGATATGGCTCGCAAATATACCAAAAGATCAGAATACTGGGAAAAGTTCAACAAGAAAGAATCTCCAATTGAAGGGCTTTTAAATCAAGAGGATGAATTCATCCCAGAACTCATAGGTGAGCCTATATTTAGTTCCAGCACCGCCTCTAGGTTAGATTCGCCTACCGCAAGAACTAATGCTAGAACAAATACAGTAGCTATTAATGGGTTAGGGAATAAATTTGAAAATATTAAAAATGGGATTCTGCCATTTAATTATGAGAAAGATTCTGCTGATGCAAAAGAAGCTGTAGAGCTTTGTCAGAAAGCTTATTTCAATATTTCGTCTTTCAGAGGAACTGTAGATCTACTCTCTGAGTTTGCTGATTCTGAAATTTATCTTGAGGGCGGTAATGACAAATCAAGAAGGTTTATTGATGCTTGGTTCAAAAGAATCAGAATGCATAACCTAAAAGAACAATATTTTAGAGAGTATTACAGATCTGGCAATGTTTTCTTTTACAGGATGGACGGGAAGATCCCACTGAAGAACTCACAAAAAATGTTAGAGGCTTACGGGGCTAGTGTTAGAAAAGAAATACCAATTAGATATCTACTGATTAATCCTACCGACATTGCTACAAAAGGGTCTGTATCATTTAGTGGTTATGAGTATTTCAAGGTATTAACTCCATTTGAGATTTCTAGGCTACAGAAGCCAGAGACAGAGCATGAACAAGAAATGTTTGAGTCATTACCCCCAGACATTCAAGTGGCTCTACAATCAGGCAAGAACTCCTATTCTATGACTAGGATTCAAATAAAATTAGATCCACAGTTACTTCATGTAATATTCTCTAAGAAACAAGACTATGAGCCTTTAGCAATACCAGTTGGCTACTCTGTCCTTGATGACCTTAACAGAAAGATAGAACTTAAAAATATTGATCAGGCTATTAGCAGATCCATTGAAAATGTTGTGTTGCTTGTAACTATGGGCAACGAGCCAGACAAGGGTGGGGTAAACCACAGGAACTTGGCGGCGATGCAGCAAATATTTAAAAATCAAAGTGTGGGTCGAGTTCTTGTATCTGACTATACAACAAAAGCTGATTTTATCATTCCAGATATCCGTAAGGTTGTTGGACCTGAAAAGTATGCTGTAATTAACAAAGATATCGAAGAGGGCTTGCAGAATGTTCTTATTGGAGACTCTAAATATTCTGATACGCAAATTAAAATGAAAGTTTTCTTTCAGCGTTTAGAAGAATCTCGTAGAGCGTTCTTAAATGATTTTATCAATCCAGAGATAAGAAGAGTTTGTAAGGCTGCTGGCCTTAGAAACTTCCCTGAAGCTAGGTTTGCTAAAACTGACACAATGGATGACAACAACCTTTCTAAGCTCGCCACAAGGCTCATGGAGCTTGGTGTGTTGACTCCAGAGCAAGGTATGCAGGTCGTTCATACAGGCGTGTTCCCAGAGTCTAAGGACATGGATGCAGCACAAACAAAATTTGTAGATGATAGAGAAAAAGGTCATTACATGCCCTTAGTTAATACTATCAACCTTTATAACGAAGCAAATGATGATGCGCCAGAGCCAAAACAAGATCAGCCTGTATCGCCATCTGGTGGTAGGCCAATAGGAGTCTCTAACTCATCCTACTCTAAGAAAAATATTGTAGAGGCTACTAAGATGCTAGGTGAATTTGAGCTTTTAGCATTTAGAGAATTTGCCTCTAAGTTTGGCCTTAAAAGAATGTCCAAGCAGAAAAAAGAGATGGTTACAAAAGTTTGTGAATCAATTGTTATAGCGAAAGAAAAAGATGAATGGGAATCAGCCTTAGCTGAAATTGTAGGTGATTTAGATAAGATCACTGCTCTTGGGGTTCACTCCAAAGTTCTTGAATTAGGTTGTCAGCATCAATTAGATGATTTATCTTCTGCGATTTTATATCATTCAACTCAAATTTCTGTGTAAGAAAAGATATGTCATTGGATGATTTTAAAATTTGCCAATTTGAAGCCTCGGTAAGAAAGATAAAAGACGAGGAGTTTGAATCATTTGGCCTGTCTCAAGGTAATATTCAAGAGACGGCAGCTAACTTGCTTCCAGATGATTTCGATCCAGATCAAAATATTGATGTATTACCAGTTGTTTTCAACTTAGCAAAAGTTAATGAGTTCAACAAAAATGGCGACGGCATTGATGCAAAGACTGCTATAGCTGCTATAAAAAGATTTATCAATAAGCCAATTAATATTGAGCATAAAAAAGATAAGATCGTCGGCCACATGATTAATGCGTCCTTCTCAGAACGAGAGTTTGACTTTAAAAATAACGATATTGAATCTTTTGCCGACAAGAAGGAGCCGTTCTTTATGAATGCGGCAGGTTTAATTTATAAATCTGTTTATCCTAAACTTGCTGATGCGATTGTCGCAGCTTCAGAAGAAGACGATCAATCATATCAAAGCATATCGACAAGTTGGGAGTTAGCGTTCAAAGAATTTGAGGTCGCCGTTGGATCAAAGTTTTTAGAAGATTCAACCATTGCAACTGGTGCCGAAAAAGAAGACCTGAAACAATATATCAGGGGTTTAGGTGGAAAGGGCGTAGACCCTAAAGGTAACCCTGTTAACAGATTAATTGTAGGCAAAACATTCCCTCTAGGAGCAGCGTTAACTAGAAACCCTGCTGCTGCTGTGAAGGGTATATATGTTGAGGAAGATGAATCTAATAATAAAAAATTAGAAAAAATTTCCCGAAACGCTAATATTAATGTAAAGTCAGACAAATTAAAAAACATTTTTAATATGGATAACGAACAATTCGAAGAACTTATTACTAAGTTAACTAAGAGTGTTGCTTCTGCTGTGAAGGAGGACTCTGAGGCTAAATCGGTGGGCGAGAGCATTCGTGATACTCTCGTCCAGCACAACGAGTCTTGGACCTCCAAGATTAAAGTTGAGCAGGAAGCCAAGGCTAATGCCGAGGCAGAGCTTGAGGAGCTTAAAAGCTCTTTCAAGGAAACAAAAGAAGAACTAGATGCTCTTAAGAATGAAGTCGAGGCTAAAGCTGCGGTTGATCTCTTTAATGATCGCATGAACTTCATCGACAGCGACTACGACCTGAACGAGCAAGAACTCGCTCTGGTTACTGCTGAAGTTAAAGGACTCGGTTCTTCTGAAGAAGATTTTAATTCCTATAAGGAAAAGCTTGAGGTTATTTTTGCACACAAGCTCAAAAGCAATATCGAAGCTCAAGAGGCTGAGATCAAAGCTCGTATTGATGAGGCTGTAGCTAGTCGTGATCCCGAAGAGGGTGGCGAAGAAGAGGCAGCTGAAGCAGAAGAGTGTTGTGAAGAGGAGCTTGAAGTTGAGTCGGAGGAAGCAGAAGCTTCTATCCCAAACAACAATGCTGACGCAAGCGAACAAATTTCTTTTGTCGAGAGACTCAAGAAGAACTTCTCTGTAGAAGTTACTAACTAACTAACTAAAAACAAATTATGGCTAACGAAATTACACGTTTATTGCCGTTTCGTCAATACGACGAGAATGATGTTATCAACTTCTATTCTCTCGATGCTGAAACGGGCGAGGCGGGTTCTGTTGTTAAGATTAGCGCTGCTAATCTGAGCGATGATCCTGTCAAGTATGTTGAGCGAGGGGATTCCGATTCTTTCCTTAACGTGCAAGCTAAAGCGCTTTCGCTGTATCCAGAGGTTCCTTACAAGGTTACCAAATGTGATGATACAGGTGCTGGCGTAAAGGCGTTGGGAATCATGTTGCGCGATGTTCGCAACAAGGATGAAAATGGTGAGAACCTTCTTTACTATCCGCAGAAAAAAGAAGAACTCCAGTGTGTTGTTTCTGGTGAGGCTGTTCCCGTGGCGACTCGGGGTCTTTTCACCATTAACACCAGAGGACTTACAAACGGAGTTGTTCCTTCTGTGAACGACTACGCTTTACCTTCTCTTAATGGAACCATCACTGGTATCGCGAGTGCTACTCCTGCAAAACATGCAGAGCACCACGGTCACAATATTGGAACCTTTATTGCTACTGGTAATAGGGAATCACAAGGAGGCACCACTGATGCATTTGCTGGTGCTTACGCAATTCTTAAACTCCGCTGCTAATATTTTACGATCATGAAAATCACAATCAAAAGAACTGAAGATCAGTTGGCTCTTATCAGAGCTATGGGATCTAATAATCGTGAAGAGGCTTATGAGGCACAGGC